CTATTCGTCGCCTGCTTTCCAAGGCGCTTGAGAGCGAGAAGTAAGCAACCGCCAGCCCACAGCCAAGATGATGGTGGCGAGGAAAACTCCCCCGCCACCAACAATCATCCCACACTCAAAGTCCGAGGTCATGCAGACTGGATGGCCGCGTTGTCAGCCTTACACTTGGCAAAAATGGCCTCAATATCCGCCACTGTGGGGCCAGTCTTGCTCTTGGATTGCTCGATGGCCTGCTTCACCGTTTCATAAACTTCCGGCCCGTATTTCTCGGCCAGACCGGCCACGGTACCGACTACGCCAAGGATGGCGCTGATTTCTGCTGCGTTCATATTATTTTCTCCCGCCAATAGCTGCACAGGCATCCGGCGTGGTGCCGGTTTTCAAGCCTGCCCAGCAGGTTTTGAATGATGCAAAATCTGTCTGCAATGCGTTTACTGCTGTATCAGTAATGCTGTTGCCACCCTCAATGGAGGTTTCCAGAGACTGGATTTCGTTGAACACAGACTGACTGGCACGCTTGGCAATAGCCTTCTGCGTATCGGTCAACGCCACGCCCGGAACCTTACCCGCCATTACGTCCGGCATCGGATTAGCCAGCACATGGTAGGCGCTATCCACATCATAGACGGTCTGGCGTAGTTTCCCCTGCGCAGTATCAGCACAGGCAGCAAGGAGAGGCAGAAGCCCCAGAGCGAGAAGTGCTTTCTTCATTTCGTATCGTCTTTCGGAATGGTCACAACAGAACCGGGCCCAGCTTTGGGCGGTTCAGATTTGGAGGACGCTGCACCTCGCAGCATGACGGCTGCGTTAGCTGCGTACTTCCAGTTGAGAGCAAGGAAGTTGATGATCCGGTAAACCAGCCACAGCTTGCCGGACTGATTAGCTGGAAGCGGGATCAGGGTTGCCGCAAATCCTGCCGAGGCGAATACAGCGCAGGCATACAGCACCCATGTTGCTTCCGGCTGCGGCAGGGCAGCAATAAGCGTGGGCACGGACAGGCCAGCGGCAACGGCCTTTGCCGTCTGGGCAAGGTTGGTTTTTGCGGGTGTGTTAGTCATGTGCCACCCCTCCCCGCAAACTGACGGCAGTGTGTTGACTTCCACCACCTCAATCATGAGGCTCCCGTTGGGGCTGCGATGGATGTCGCGGCGCAGTTCGGCCAGCACGATATCGGCGGTACGTTTGGCTATGCGCTCGCATTCGGTTTCGGTGAGAAACACCGTCTTTGTCCTTTCTAAGTAATCGCCATGCCAACTGGCGCATCAGAGGCAGGAGAATCCGCCTCATGCTTCAGCCCTCTCCGAAAGGCCCCACGCGGTAAAACGCATGATGACCAATCGTGCAGCAGTAGAATTGCGAAGAAGCCCAAGCAGGGCGTGGGGAGCGCGTGTCATAGTAATGATCGGCTCCTTTCGTCATGTCGGTGAGATGGCCGCCCACAAGTGCCTGAGCCAAGGCAGTGGCCTCACGAAACTGAGCATCCATGTCAGTGACGGTTAAAAGCTTGGGCATGTTCACATCTGCTGCATTCCAGCAGGAAAACTGCCACGGATGCAGGAACACACTGCACAGATCATGCCCCCACCATGCAGGACGGCTGGCGCGATTTTGGCCAACACACAGCACTGCGGCCATCCCGTTATTGCCTTCACCCCTCGCCTCACCCCATGCTGTACGGGCACCGACCTGCACGGGGTCTGACATCCATGCTGCGGGGATCATGCCACCTCCATTTCACGCGGGGGCAGAATGAACTGTGTTTCCTGTGGCTGAGGTTTGGGCTGTGTTGGCGCGTCCCACGGCTCACGCCAGTGCAGCCATTTTACCCAAATGGTGCTGGCGACTTCTTGGTCAGAAAGAAGTGTAGAACCAACAGCAGCCCCAAGCGTGCAGAACAGCCCCACAATAACCGCCAGTTTTTTCCAGCGCCGCAAACTGTCCTCGGCTAGCCTGTTACGTTCCTCCTGCGCGCCAGTGTGAGCCGCCAACTGGCGCGTAAGATCGGAAAGCTGAATACCAATCCGGTCCATGCCAGCATTGGTAGCCTGCTGACGTGCGTTGCCCTCAGCTCGCACCGCAGCAATATCCCGGCTGATGCTATCCAATTTGCCATCTGTTACATCCTGCCGCCTCTCTACAGCGGCAAGACGTTCTTCATGATCATCCAGACGTGCGTGGACGCCATCAGCCACGCAGGGGGTGCCCGCGCTCTGTTCATCTGTCATTTAATTGTCCGAAAAAACGTATTGTTCTCTTAAAAGAGATCTGGGCCTATGCAGAAATACCGTAGGCTTGGGCATACTGCCGCAGCCACGCAACGGCCGTTGTCATATCATCAGTTCCGAGAATGGAATTCCAGAAAAGATGAACAGCCGCTGCATGCGTGCTGGATGCTGCCTGATCTCCAGACCCACCCAGTTCAAAGGTACTTTGGGGTGTGTAAATGGATGAAAACGAACCTGTGCCCCCAGCTGATGCACCTGTCGTATAGTTTTTGTAATTCAGGCTGGGTGTTTTTGTCGTGATGTCGCACTGCCAGGCATGGATTTGCCATGAACCAGTCACCAGACCATTGCTATTTTCTGTCAACTGATCTGAACCAGACCCACATACCAGCCAGTTATTCATCAAACTACCGCGTTGTAATGTGAAAAGCGCGGCAGGTTCGGCAATGCTCATATTCAGAATATTGGTTAGTCCGGTTCCAATATTGAGCAACGAAAGCACGGTTATCTGTGGCGTCAACAACTGATTGCTTTCCAGTGTCGCATTGGAACCCAGAGTAACAAAGGGTAAAGACTTCCCACTTACCCCAGCCGTAAATGTCGGTGTACCTGCTACGGTTGTAGGCTGTAAGCCCCCAGCCGCTAGATTTCTCAGGCCAGATGCACTGTTTAACGCAAACAAAGCCGTTGCAGGCTGCGCATTCGTTGGCGCTTCCCATCCGATAGAATTATCGGAAAAATCAGCATCATTTACAGTAATGGCGAGAGCCATGTTTTACCCTTTCACGCTCTGAATGGCGTAATTGATCATTGGATTGCAGAGCTGATATGGTTTGCCGATATAGTCAGCAATGTTTTCGGAATACGGCGCTCCGTTCCCTTCCACCCATTCGTAAAGGTCACTGGAAACCGCCGGGTCACTATCAAAGATATTGCCAGATCCATCGCAACTGCTGTCACCGTACGTCACCCAAATAGGGTTTGTAGGCTCTTGACTGAGGACAATCTCAATCTGAGTCTCGCCAACGATAGATACAGATGCAATTCCCAATTTTGCATTGGTCACTGTATCGTAGGCGGCAAAGCCCAAGGTGTCGTAAAGAACCGGCTCCTGACCGCGCCAGACCTTTAAGGAACGGATAGGTGGATATGGCACATGGCAATCCAACATGACCGTGCGGCCACGCAGTGTTGCCTGCTCCATGATGAGCGGCTTCCACGCCAGCCCCTGTGTGATCACCCGGTGCCTGACTTTCGCACGCATAGCCCCAACATACCGCTCGCCGTTGCTGGAATAATGCGGCCCATAGTCAATTGCTGGATAACCAACTGTCGGTATGTATGCTCCGGGCGTTGCCAGAACATAATCGACCTGTGCTCGGCACACATCCATAATGCCTGTGCTGGGTAGGTTCATTCCAGAGATCGGCACAATCTCGATAAACGGGTCTTTGGTTTGTCCGAATTTCTCCTTAGCCTCTGCAATCACATCTGCGAAATATTGCGCAAGCAAAGGATAATAGGTTGCGTAATCTGTATCTGTGTTGCTGCCTCCCTGACAGAACTCGATCAGGAAACACCCGCTTGTCGTGTTGAGCCCATCGCACTGACTTTTTGCAATAGTAAAAGACTGCGAAATACGGTCAAACAGTGGGATAGAGTATCCCTTGCTCAACTGCTCAATGGTTGTCCCTGACACACAGCAGGATAAAAGCGCCAGGCGACGGCTTGCGTCAGCAGGAAGGCCACGAAATGCCAACTGCATTCCGCGGTAGAAATTCAGCGCCGCAATGCTTTGCTGCTCACCAAAATCTTTAGTGATCCGCAAAGGTGCAATAGACACACCTGTAGCGCCGGCAACAGCGACTGGCGTCCACGAATACCAGACACCATCACACGTCCCGGTAATAGACTGTGCGGAAAGTGCAGTGATGGTGATGTAATGAGTATACCATTCACCGCCTGTTTCATTGTTGACTGCGGCTGTTCCTGTGAAGCCAGCACATTGGATGGTCTGGCCAACAGAAAAACCTGTTGTGAAATCAATAGACGTGTCAGTCGTCGTGATCTGGATTTGTGGATCACCGCTTGTCACTGTCGGCACGGCCACATCAACTGTGGCAGGCTTGTAAACCAGAGAGGCAGGAAGATCCAACGTCTCATATGTGGTCTGATCAACATTGACGGCAACCAGAGGTTTCGGTGATGGATCTCCGCCCCGCGGTGTCCATGCTGCACTATCAATGCCAAAATCAAACCCGCGCGGGTCTTCGCCAAACGTAATATTGTCGTATGGCTGCGTCAGGCTCAGGGCAGGCAGAGACACATAACCCATCATTTCCGACTGCCCGGTGGCAATGCTGATGGAAATGCCCCACACAGGCCGCGCGCGCAGCATATCGCCGGGGCCTGCCATTGTCGCGGCAGACCGGGCAAGCTGCATCCGATCACGTTCGGCAATTTCCTCGGCAGTAAAATCGCCAGTTTTGATAGCGTAATACCCAGAGGTATCCAGCAGGACAAAGCCGTTTTTGTCTTTGACGATTACGCCATTGGGGTTGTCATTGCTCGCAACGGAAATCGGTCCAAGATCTGCACGCGCAGCACCAATCGGGAAAGCCGGAGAACCATCCGCACGCACGCCCCACGCCAAATTTCCCATGGCATCGCGCATGCCGAACAGGAATTGCCCCTTGGCGTTACAATCCAAGAGCGTAGAGCCCAGCAGTAACTGCTTGCCCGCCGTACTAATATTCCCAAGGCCATCAATGGCCGTAAGGATATACCCCAGTGCATCCTTAATTGTGAAAGCACCGCTGGTGCGACTATTAAGAGTAACCCCCTCAGCGATTACGCCGAGAAGCCCTTGAAACCTCTGCGCAATAGTTGGGTAGCCTGCCTTTTTCAGGTTGTTCCAAACACCGTTGTGAAACCATGCACCGTCAAGAAGCTCCCAGTCCGTTACTCCATCCAGAGACGTTTCGCCCGGAACAGTAACTGAATAGAAATCACCCTCTGCGCCCGTGCCGCTCGTCAGCGCTGGGCTATTCTTGCTGGCATCCCACGACCCTTTGTTCGTGAACTGAACAGGGTTGTTCGCAACCATGCTGGCAAGTGCAGTGTTCTGCGCCAAAATGGCACCGGCACCGGCAGCTGTTGCTTGCGCGCTGTCTGCACCATTCTGTGCCCGATCTGCATCTGCATTTACGCCAGCAGCAATAGTTGCAACCTGAGCACCTGTCTGTGCAGCCAGCGCAGAACTGGCAGCCGATGCCCCGGCAGCAGTTTCTGAGCGATCTGCGGAAGCATCAGAGGCTGCCGCATGCGTAGCGGCCTGCGCGACATACTGGTTCAAAGCTGAACCAGAAAGTGCTTCATTTAGGTCTGTTGTTCTTACAACATCTGTCGGCATACCAGCATTAACAATATCTGCTGGTTTTGCTATCTGCGCCTTACCGCTGAATACACCAAGGACACCATCGGTTGCGGCAACATCCTGCGCTTCAGGCAACGACGAAATCGGCGCACCACTTTGCGTGGTCGCCGTTGAATTAGTTCCCGACATGAGAACTCCGATTATTTATGCAATGAGAAGAGGCTGGCTGTTATCAGCAAGCAAAATTACGCCATCAGGAAGCTGGATGGCATTGGGCGGTATTGGTGTACCGTTTGGGAGTGTTGGAACTGGGTTAGGGGCACTAGCTGTGCCACTGACAATAGCAATTAAAACATCCTGAGAAATTACACGCCCTTGCTGCGTTGTTATTTCTACATTGACTGTCTGTGTAGTGCCCGGCTCTCCCCCACCCAAGAAAACACAAGCCAGACCATTCACAATGCTGCACCATGAAACAGATAGATCTGTGGGGAGCCCTTGTGCCGTTGTGACCGAAGCGGAAACATGAGCTATGTAATCATTCGTGCAGCAAAGAATCTCAGACGCATCAAGCGAAAAATCAGAATTCTCCGCACTGCTTTTAGGTGCCCATGAAAGAGGGACAATGCTCGCTACGAGCCCCCTCGCCCGCAGGTTTGTAGGCTCCGGTATTACGATAGTTCGCGCACAAGCAGGCTGCCATATTGGGGATGGGATTGGCGCAGTCATGGCGTGGATGCAATTGTTACCGCAGATGCATTCGGAACAATGACATAATAGCAATCGCCCCCCTCATCAGAGCACCGATACGCCATTAACCTCGGGAACCATTTTGGTTCAGAGTATGATGTAAACACTGCAGAATTAGACGTCACCGTGACTATCCATGTGGTTTGCATATCAGCCATTATGAGCTCGTATCTGTATAGGTGCTGGAATACACAGTGCAGTTTGTGCCGAGCAGTTTTGCACCTGCGCCGGATGAAACGGCACCATTATTCACGGGCGGTGGAATATTATACGTCTGCGGCCCGTAATAGCCGTTTACTGTATATGTGCCGTTCGCTGCATTTACATACCCAGATGCACCTGCCGAGACGCTACTCAATGAAACACCCAGAAACTGAGTGTACAAAACCTTAACCATATACAGAGAGTTAAACGGATAGCACAGCAGCACACCGTCTGAGACGGAGATTATGTGCCCTCGACTATTTGAATTATTCAAGCTGTATGGGGTTAATTTCGTGAGATTAAACGCAATTAGGTTCCGACTTGTATCGTTCCAATCTGGGCTGATGTACAAAACATTCAGGGAGACATCAACTGCGATGCTTGTATAGCCATTTGTCCCGCTCAATTGAGTGATCGGCTTAGTGCTATCTGCCGGGAGATAATACACATTGGTCGTGCCAGACGATATATAGATCAGGTCGTTGTTATATGGAATGATATGGCTAGACGGCGCGGCATTCCCCGAGAACGTATTGACCAACGCCCCCGCAGTGCTGAATGTGTATATCGTTTTCCCATCCTGAGACACTGCCCAGAAATGATCAGCGTTGCCGCTGTAATAAACTCCGCCGACAGAGAGAGTGGTGTAGTTCGTAATGCTCTTGTCTTGCTTGACGATAAACGCGCCAGTCACAAGGGAACCATCATCTAACGTTGCGCAGTCATAAAATACGGTCTGATTGATATTCTCACGGAACACGAGCGCAGCAGAGCTGCTCCAGTATTCTACAACACCATTACCTACGAGCCAGAACGAGTTCCCTACAGATGGAACGATGACTGGGGTATTGATCTGGGTCGGCACCTGAACTGGAGACGCGCCGACCTGAGAAAAAAAGTAGTATGACCCGGCTGCGTCTAGAATAAAGCCATTTCCATTCAATGGTGCAGCTACAGATCCTAAGCTGAGGCCCGTAGAATATACATTTAACGTGCTCCCATCTGCGCCATATTCATAATATTTCCCGGCATAGCTAGAAATTCTGCTTCCTGTATACGATGCCAGAACCCGCTTATCCGCTGTGATGAACGTTGTTAATTCATCTGGACTGGAACTATACAAATCTGGAATCAGATTATTCCCAGGACGCATAGCCGCACAATCACTGCGCACAATTTTAACTGCGTCAGCGGAAGGCAGAAGCTGCACCATATCATTCTGACTGATGCTGCCTCGTGCGGTGATGGCCACCTTCACTTCGCTGTTGCCTCCACCAGAACCGCCACCGCTACCATCACCCGTGACGGTTACAGAGGAAAAATCGGAACGGTAAATCCCCATATCAATTCCCCTCAAATCCGTGAACGCGCGCGCTGCAAACGCCAAACTGATCAAAAACATAAATGCTCTCACCGGGAGAGATCACCATCCCCGTGCGCTCGTAAACATTCCCAGAATTTACAGTCTGGTTGTATTCAACATAATCAGCGCTTGTGATGCCTCTTGCATCAGACGCGCTGGAAATAGCTACACGCACGCCGTTAGTTTCAGCTGTAGACGTATTGCAAAATGCAATATTCATCGTTGCAGGGCCGCTCCCGCTATTTGTGTAAAGCTTCACAAACGTTGCGACAGGCAGGGATGCATTCCACCCATTAGATGCCATCAGATTTGCCCCATAAAATAGAGATACGGCGATGATGCCGCCAATTGACTTTTGAAGGTGTTGGAGAGTGCCGATTTGAAATTATTTTCAAATGTCGGAATATCCCCATTGTCCAGGGTATCTTTCCCGCTCAGGTCTGCGGTGTATTGCCCAATCATCGCAGCCACAAACGATGCCTGCCTCAATGCTGTGTTTACGGACGTGGCATCGGCTATCCCGACCTGATACCCAAACGAGACCTCGGGCCTAGTGGACCAGACGGCAGGCGCATATGTGTTCGCGCCAGTTCCAGACGCGAATAAAACTATCTGATTAGCTGGCATGAGTTATCCAGTTGCACTGAGGAAAAGTGAGCGTGGCTTTTGTGACCGTGCCGGAGCTGCTCGTAATGACAATTTCATTGCCGCTGGCAGACATGCCGCCCAATGGCGTTTGCAGCGAAAATGAAAGACCGCTTATCACGCCGTCAGAAAAAGAAATACTTGGCGCATCAGTGCTCTGGGTGGCCGCGGCATAGTTCGAGAGCCATACCCCAACCCCGCTCCCATCGCGCCCGTTAACGCCTAAAGGCAGAGTGAAAGCCCCCGACTTCACATCTGCAGAGGCAAACGCAACACGCACCATAAACGTGCCATCTGGAGCTTCGGGGAAAGGAGCGCCGTCCGTAATACGCGCCTCAATACCCGGGCACCACAAGCCCAGAGAAGAAGGCGTCAAAGCCTGCGCGGCCCATGAAGCTTCGTTCCAGCCGGCAAAAAATCCCGTTTCCAGATTGAAAGCAAAGATCTTTCCGCTTGGAGAAACTATGACATTTCTGATTTTGACGCCTGCCGGTCTGACGTCCACCATGTCGGACAAAATGGCCGCCTGCCATTCCGAGGCAATGCTTCCCATCAGGGCGATGTCTTGTGACATATCAAGGTTATCTTGAATGCCAACAGACCCTCTCTCGCTCAGGAGTTGATCGTAAGCGGCCTCGGCTCCCTGAATAGTGCCGTCCCAGATATTTGCGGCAGCCCCAGCGTACAGCAATTTCCTGTAGTCATCATCACCAAGCGTAACAACCTCAGTGCCCTGTATCCCGTATCGGATGCCGTAGGCAGGAACGGTTAGAGTACGGGGCTGTCCAATTATGCGCCCCCATACATCCAACCCCCATCCGGTTGCGGTTCTGATGTTCCATACACTGTTATACCATTCGTCAATCAAGGCCTGCGGATCTATGGCCTGATTCCAGCCCTCCAAGATTGTCGTAATCCGCGCACTACACGCGTATTGAGACAATACAGTTTTGAGGTAATCGCGCATTACACAACCGAGACGGCTATATTTTCTGGGAGAATTTCCGGGATGCTGTCAGCGCCGACAGAAATGAACAATCCTGATGGCTCAGGAGATAATCCCATAGTAATACTGAGAAGCTTTGCCCATGACCCTATGCCCTGCACAATGTCGTAAAACTGGCTGGCGTAGAGCATGCTATCGATTTTCAATTCGTATTCCGAGCTCTCCCCGTAAAATGCATCGATAATTGCATCTTGCACGAGATTGGAAAAATTATTCGGCGTGGAAGCCGATTTCACCAACACCACAGATAAAAAGACGGGTGCCTTTTGAGCGCGGGAGAACAAAACCGTCTGCGCACCATCTGCCGCATTATTATCAACAACCGCAGTCGTGCCGGTATAACCGCACCCCGCAGGCTTTTTTTGACGTATCGCCGCAGCCACGTCCGCATCCGCCCCGCCATCTACACAGACATACACAGAATGCGGGCTAATCGTGACGCCATCTACCGTAATGGGCGTATCATTCGGATTGTCGCATGCGTACGCATCGTTCACGCCCGCAACAGACAGAACGGCGCCCCGGATAGCAGACACAGATCCAGTAGCATTCTTGGCGACTGATGCCCGGCGGCGAACTTCAAAATGCTGCCGCCCCTCAACATCAGAGCCAATGATACCATCTGCAGCATTGGATACAGACGAGAGCCCGACAACAGACTGATATATCTCTATCGTATTTGCTGGACACGCGATTGGCCCCGTTACGGTGCAGGCAAAATTGCCAGCGCCCGCTCCTGTGGCATCCAGCGTGATAGCGTTAACCGCTGCGTATGTGTTGCCATTGCCATCCTGAACAAGCGTACCCTGTGGGATCACGGCATTCGCCGCGCCCGAGCACGCCACAGAAACAACGGTAGACGTAGCGGGCAACCTTTCTAGGAAATAGATATCCCCAATGGCATCCTGCATGCGGCCAGAAGCACGCGCCGGGTCCACCCCATTAAACACGGCCAGCATCTGATCATATGCATCACCCAGAATGGCCGTTAGCGTCATAGCCAACTGCCCTTGCGGGGTGGAAAGCGCCGTATTCAGATTATTGCCAAAGGCCGCATTGATATCCGCCAATGCGCCTGACAGCATATCACTCTCAGATGGCGCGACAAACCCGGCGTCAGTAAAAGATGGGGCTGGGACTGACGTTGTGCCTGTTTCAGAAGCTGACACTAGACGTGCTCCCGCTGTCAGTCGTGAAAAGAATAACCCCAGATAGCTGACGCGATGCATTCATCCGAGAAAGCACGCATTTTACAGACGCCACTTCTGGGACTGCCGCAGCCACCTGCTCAACATTCGAACGGAATACTGAAACCGACTGATTCCTGCCCAAGATTTTATTGAGATAGGGCAACCCCAAGGCCGTATTGTACCAACACTCACCCTGAAACATGCGCACAGCAGAAGAAATATCCTGCGCCGTAGCGTAAGGCGCAGAAGCTACGGCAATGTTTCCCGAAGCATCAACAGCCAAGTCCCACGTTGTGCGGTCAAGAAGCAAGGTAGATGTCATGATACCAACAAAAAAGCCGCCCCATGCGGAGCGGCCTAATTACAAAACGGGCGACGATAGAGAAAGAATGGCACAAACCTCAGCAGGGTACAAGTCTATTCGGGCTTTCCAGTTGTTCCACCGCCCGTTTGCACGCCGCCGTGGGTATGACTTTGCAGGCTGATACTCCCGGCCTTTACATCCTCAGTTGCCTCAATCCCGCCCGAAACCTTCACCGCGCATTTGATATCGCACTCTTCGGCATCAACGATGAATTTCCCGGCGGTTTTGACATGGACGTCATTGCCGACCCAGCCGATATATTCCTCTGGCGTGCCGTTCAGATAGCCCCCAACATAAAGCGCATCGGCCATATCATGCTGCCGGTATGACCCCGGCGCTGATGCCGTGCGATTGGACTTCGCGCTGGAAATATCACGCCCGCAAATGATAGCTGCGCCGATATCACCCTCTTGCGGGTCGCAGATAAACGCACGCTTCCCGCCCTGTATGCGCAGGTATGGCACATTGTAGATAACCTCATGCGGGACAATGTTCCCTTGCCCGTCCTGCTGGTGAACAATCGGCCAGATATCAACATACCCAACAGGGTTGAGGCCAGTGCTGCGTACGGCCTTAACCTGAACAAGTGTATCAGCCCCCATCATGGAGAGAGCGCGGCGAATAACTGCATTTGTGACGTTGAAGTCACTCGTAATATCCGATGGCTGCATAGAGCCAACAGTGGGTTTATCTTGCAAAGCCGCTTACCTGCCCGGCTATTTCAGGCCGGGCAGCCTCAATAAAGGTGAACCAGGAGCCGTTCGCTTCCTCGGTCTGCAAGTCATGCTGCAATCTCAACACAACCCACTGGCCATTGGACGGCGGATAGATATTCTGGGAACCATCAACAGAACGCATCTGGCCGTAGGCATTCACCCACGCTGCTGGAGAATACTGGCTACTGAGCTTGAACGTATCGTGAAATGCAATTTCAGGGTTAAAGACTGTCTGTAGTGTTACGCCGTACTGGCTGTAGCTGGGGTATCCTATAAGCCCGGTAGATGAGGATATCTCCAGAATTTCACTCTCAGTCGATGATGCCACGCCTGCTGGCCACGCCGAAAGAACGCCAAACCCTAAGTGGTATTGAATACGAGTGGCCGCCTGTACGGCTGCAATCTGTTCCAGCGCGCACCCCTTGTAGGTCACGCCACCTTTGAGAACGGATGTAATGCCGTAATTGCGGAAAGAAAAACCGATCTTGCCCGCTATGGTTTCCAGAATGGTGGCAACAGGCACATCATTGCCAAAGGCTGTGGCGGATACTGACGCAGAAGCGGCATCCACAGTGGATTGCGCGTTGACGATAAAGGCAACATTGGGCGCGCCACTGAAGTCGGCAAAAGCCTCAATCACGCCACCAGTGAAGATAAGAGCCTTTTTCTCTCCGCGATTGCCTGCCTTTACGGATACCGTATTCTGGCTCTGACTAACGATACCCGCCTGAATAACAGAGAGCCTGTTCATATCAGACAGTTTCATGCCCTCGATACGCAGGGCGCACATCATACCCGTTTCATTGGAAGCGCTGACGACCTCACAGGAAACACGATGGCCCGTTATGGTCAGCGTATTATTGGCCCCGTCTGCAAACCCGCCCTGATCCAAGGTAAACGTGACCTCGATCTCGCGCTTTTTGATGGCGTCAGACATTCTGGCCTTCCTGATAAACCAGCAGATACCGCGTGCCTAAGGCGCTATATTCCGGGTCTGATGTGCCCTGCGTATCCACAAAGGTAAAATCACCCGGGAAGCCGAAATATGCTTCCCGCACCAGCCACGTTCTATCCTGACATAATACGCCAGCCACCTTCATGGTACCGTTCAGCCAGATATTGGCATACAGGCCCGTGCTGCGCTGCTGGATATCAAAGCGGATTGTTTGCCCGGAAAGCGGCGTTTGCACCTTCTGAAAAGCAATCGCATTGAGGGGAATGGTATATGCGGATGACATTACAATACGCTCCCCAGCGTCACATCATTAAAGGCGTTCTCCAACTCTTCCGACTGTACGTTCCCGCCGTTCTGCGCTGCCTCTCCCTGCGGCTGCGCAGTTAAGGTGTATGCAGCTTCGGCGCTCACCCTTACCTCTTGCAGGAAGACCTCTGCCGTAATCATGGAAGCACCGCGCTCTGATGCACGCCGGATGTGGTATCCCACCACATTGACGTTGGTGTATTCCCCCTCAGGCGTTACCACGCTGTAAAGATTAAGGTCTGCCGTAAGCTGCTCCAGTGTTGCGACAAAAATGCTTTTGAGAGTGGCCGCCTGGGAATTTCCACCCACACCTATTCCGCTCAGAAGATCTTCAATCGCACTCGCGCTGCCGTAATCAAAAGATGATCCATCGCAGACCAT